GGCCAACAGTGAGCGAAACAGTCACCATCGGCGATCTCGTGCTGTCTGGGGTAACGAACCTCAACGACAGTGGCGGCTGGAAGACAGCCGAAAAGCGTGTCGAGAAGGGCTTCGACTTCGAGAGCTACGTCGATCCAGAGCCAATCGAGGAATCCATCGAGGCGTGGGTGAAAAAAGAGGACATCGGAGAGGTCCGTGATCTTCGCGAACAGTCGCAACCGTTCCCGGCGTCCGTTGGATCACTCTCGATCCCCCGAGCATCCCTCAAAAGCCTCGACGTCACCGATGAGCGTCGACCGAACCACCTCAAAGTCAGCCTGACGATCAAGCAGATCACCGAGGCAGAAGTCGAGGCGGCTGAGATCAACATCGAGACCGAGTCGGGATCGATGGGAACTGCAGCTGCTGAGACTGAGCCGTCGACGGCGCAACCGCAGGACTCTGACGGCGGGAGCGTCGAAGATGAGACTGGTGGGATCGTCGGGGCACTGTCTGGTGTCCGAGAGTCGCTGGCAGGGGTGTTTTAGATGGAGGAGATCCCGATTCCCACGCGGCGGGCCCGGAAGAAGCAGCCGATCCATCGCGAGATCCCGCTGCGAGCATTCGACGGGAAACGGTTCGCTATCCGCTTGGACTGGAACTCGGTTGCCGGTCAGTGGACTGTCGAGATCGAGCACCTCGCACGAGAGTTCGTCGTGACGCGGTCGGTTGCGAACGCTTACCGCCCGTATTCGTATATGCCGTTCGTCGTCTTCATGTTCGCCGACCCATCTGCCGAGGCCGAGCGGGTCACGCCCGACAACATCGGCGACACGATGAAACTCTGGGCGCTGCCGGGGCCAGCCGGTCGACAGCCGGAGGATAGCTGATGGCCGTCTACGAGCAGTACCGAAGCGTTGAGGCTGGCGAAGTCTCACTCGACGGCCTCGATGTCGAGATCACCGTCACGCAGCCGAAAGATGACTCGCTCGAATTCGAGGTGTCAGTGTGGAACCTCACCGAGGACACGTGGTCGAAGATCGAGTCTGGCGACCTCTGCCGTGTTGAACTCGGCTGGTCCGACGGCCCGGTTGAGACAGTCGTCCTCGGAGAGATCGACACACTCAGCCGCGGCTCGGATGGTCGCGATATCGAACACACGATTGCTGGTGTCGGCGAGACCGACGCAGCGCTGAAGGTGCGACCAGAGCCGCAGACCTGGAAGGACAAGCGTGTCGACCAAATCGCCACCGAGCTTGTAAGCAGCATCGGGCTCTCCGCGAAGACCGAGGCCGCGGGATCGCCCATCTCGGGGACGTGGTCAGCCACGGACGACAAGACGATCTCGAAGTGGCTGGATGACTTGATCCAGATCGCCGCCAACAAGACTGGTGTCGAATGGGAGTGGTTCAGTACTGGGGGTCAGGTCCACGTCCTTCCCCGCTCGTCGAAAGCCTCCGATGCTCCGAAGCTTAGCTACGGCGGGATGCTCTCCTCGATCGGGGAGAAGTCGTCTACCGACGACGACACCGAGGGGCAGCTCACGTTTGAAGCGATGTGCGAGCCCCGGATCACAAAAGGGTCTGCCGTTGCGGTCGACACGGAGCAGTTCAGCGGAGCCTACCGGGTGAGTGACTACGAGTTCTCTTCATCGACAGTGTCGGGAGATCACTTCGTTGAGGGGACGCTGACGCCCATCGATGCCGACTACTCGATTGCATGACCATGACTACTACCACAAGTCGACCGACGGGAGGTATTGATGCCAAGTGACGTCCAGACGATGCGGCAGTTCGTCCAGGACGAGATCGAGGGGATCTACACGATCAGTTTCGCTCGCGTCCAGGAGGTCGACGATCAGCGCCGGGCGACCGTGTCGCTGAAGAGCAACGATTCGGTGGTCATCGACAACGTCCCTGTGGCTTCGATCTGGGCCGGGGACGGGTCGGGAGTAATTGTGCCGGTCGAGAAGGGGGCAGAAGGGCTGATCCTCCACGCTAAGGAGCCACTCAAAAAGCAGATCCAGAAGCGTGGGGAGCAAGCTCCGGAGAGTGATCTTCGGTTCGAACTGGAGGACGCTGTGTTCATGCCGATGCTCTTCCTAGATAGCGATTCGGTCCCCGATCACGGCGATGGTGAACTCGTTGTGAAGCATAGCTCTGGAACTGAGTTCCGCCTCGACGATCAAGGCGTCCACATCGGTCCAGAACTCTTCGTCGACGGGATTGCATTCACAGAACACACGCACAGCACCAGCACCGGGTCGACCGGGGCACCACAATAACAGGCCGATTCTATGAGATACGGACGCACACTTGCTCGAACAGCTGATGGAGACATCAAGTTCGAGAACGGAGAACCGGTATGGCTTGAAGGCGTCGACGCCGTTGAGCAAGAGCTCAAGAACACGCTAGAAACTGTTCGCGGAGAGGACCCGTTCGACCCTGACCACGGATTCGACGTCTTCGCTGCGGCTGGCGCACCGGACGCAATCGTCGAGCGGGAGGTGAGGATCGCACTCAGCTCTGACGACAGAGTCGACAGTGTCGACGAAGTCGTTGTCGGCGATGTAGATGAAAACCGCTCACGCCCGGTCGAGGTGACCGTATCACTGGTCGACGGTCCGGGGCTGACGTTCGATTCGGAGGTCAACTAACATATGGCAACAGAATATGGTATTCAACCAGACGGATCGTTTCGTCGAAAGCACGTTGACGAGATCGAAAGTGACGGTGAACGCAACCTGAAGAACGGGCTCGGGGAAGACGTTGAACTCCGACAAGGGTCAGAACTCAAGCAGGTCCTCGACACGATGTCTGTCGAACTTGCCCTGCAGTGGCAGGCCCTCGAAGAGGTGTACTTCAGCACGTTCTTCGAAGACGCCAGCGGCGAAGCACTCAGCAAACAGCTTGCGCTGGCTGGCTTCAGCCGACTCACCCAACGGTCCGCAACCGGGGAAGTGACGTTCAGTCGTGGTTCCGTGGCACCCGACGACATCAATATCCCGGGTGGAACCGTCGTGACTACCTCGAGCACTGAGTCACGCCCCGCGATCCCGTTCGAGACAACTAGTGATGCGGTGATCGACGAAGGGGAGACAAGTGCGACCGTCACGATCGAGGCGCTGAAGCCGTGGCAGACTGACGTCGAAGAGAAGTGGCTCGGTGAAGAGACCAACGTCGCAGCGAACTCGGTCACTGAGTTCAGCACGCCACTTGCTGGAGTCGACTCAGTGACGAACCCAAATCCAACTGGGGACCCCGACGAAGGGTACCAAGTGGGGCGGGATCGGGAGACAGACGCCGAGTTCAGGCTCCGATACCAGAACAGTATCAGTGCAGCTGGTTCTGCGACGGTGAGTGCCATCGAGGCGGCGGTCTTCCAGGCCGACGAGCGGATCGAGTCCGTTGATGTCGAGGAGGTCCGTGACAACACGAACAACGAATACGGCGTCCGGGTGACCGTTCTGGCACCGGACGTCTCGAATGACGATATCGCACAGGCGATATTCGACTCTCGTGCTGGCGGTCTCGACTCATTCGGGTCAGTCTCTGGGACCGCAGACGACGACGGCGTCCCCAAGACCGAGAACTTCGACCGTGCTGTCGAGGAGACCATCTACATCGAGGCCAACCTCACGACATCGGAGACGTTCCCGAGCGATGGGGCCGAAACAATCACTGACCGACTCATCCGGTATCTCGGTGGACAGGCGTCCGATGGCGTCAACTATCCGGGACTCGGTGTCGGCGAAGATGTCGTCTTCGACCAGGTGAAGCGTCGGGTGATGGAAGAGCAGGGCGTCATCGAAGCCGACGTGAACATCGGCGTCGACGCTGGGTCGCTGGCGAAGGACAACATCACGATCGCCGACGACAAGGCCGCGATGACTGGGACTGACGAGGTGACAGTCAGTGTCATCTAACCTGAGCGGAACACCCCGTGAGCGGCTGGCGGAGAACCTAAAAACGCCGTACTCTGCTGATGAAGAGGCGTGGTCTGCGTTACTCGACACATTCGCAGCGGAGATCGCCGAGCTCGAAGAGGTTCGAGCACAGGTCCGCGCTGCAAAGTTCGTCGAAACGGCTGATCCAGCCTCGCTCGAACGACTGGCAGGACGGTTCGACCTGGAGCGACGGACGAACGAACCCCTCGAAGAGTTCCGCGCTCGCGTGAAGGTCGGACCCAGATCACAGCTGGCGTCGGGGACGGTGCCAGAGATCCGAGACGTCGCGATGGTTCTGCTGAATGCAGACCGCCAGGACCTCGAAGTTCGTGAACCAGTCAACGAGAGTGCGTTCATCCAACTGGCGATCGACACAAACGAAGTCGACGTCCCAATTTCTCCAGCGGTTCTGTCGGAGATCATCAGCGAGGTCTCGGCAGCAGGCGTCAACGTCGGCGTGAATATCTTCATCGGAGAGGGTGGCACGATGATCCTCTCCGGCGGTCCAGTGACATCGTCGACAGTGAACAGCGCTGGGTTCAGTTCCGTCAACCTCGGCCCGCTCTCCTCTGGTGAGTGGACCATCTCAAGACAATGACAACAATAACAGACACAGCATTCAACTGGTACCAAGAACGGGCCATTGGGGCCACCGACGCTGTAATCGATACAGTCGCAGTCGGGAATGGCACTGGCTCAGAGTCGGATCCGTCGAGCGGCCTATCAAATACGGTGTATCAAGGCACAACTGCCCTCAACATCGTCGAGATCAGTCCCGGTGCAAACTTAGGCGAACTGGTGGCTGAAATCGAGGTCACTGGTGGGACGGAGATCCCCGCAGGGACGGAGGTCTCGGAGATGATGGCAAGCGTAAGCGGAGACAGTGTCATCATCGGTGTCGACAATTTCTCGGCTGTTCCAGTCGAATCGGGGCAGACCGAGAATTTCTCCATGCCGATCACAATCGAGCGTGATCCACAATGACAGACGACCTTAGTTATTACCAGCACGGAGACGAGCCTGACGCGGCTAACTTCGCTGCTGCAGCGGCGATCGTCGGACAGCTATCGGACCGGACTGGCCGTGCTGGCTACATCGTCCACGGGTTCGAGTTGACGCCCGATCTGAACAACCTCGAAGTGAACATCGGTGGTGGAACTGCCCTCATCCTGAGGAAAGACTACACGACAGTCTCTCCGAACATCGATCCGAGCAGGACGTACACGTGGACCGCTCATCCAGTCCACAAAGAGGGCGTCACGCAGCTCGGCCTCGAGGACAATGCAGTCAATCACATCTTCCTCGACGTCAACGTCTCGACGAGAGATACGCCGCTGACATTCCTCAACCAGTCGGGTGACTATCCGTCGGATGAGTCGATTAAGATCGGGGAGATCGACACGAACGAGGACACTGTCAACGCAGCCACATCAGAACAGTGGCATCTCGTCACTGTCGACGGGTGTCTCACGTATCCTGACAAAGATGCAGCTGTTGAATCTGCATCTGATCTCCCTGACGGCACTTCTGTCTTTGATCGCAAAGACGGAGTCTTTTGGCGAGTCGAATCGGGAGGGTTGGAACCATTCGTCGACACAGGAGAGATCGCCACCGACGCGATCACCGTCGACGAGCTCGACCAATCGATAGCTCCGACGTGGACAAGCCAGCACACCTTCGGCGCTGGGCTTGACATCGGCGACGATCTCGTCTCCGGTGCAAACGTCATCTGGAACCAAGCAGCAGGCCACATCAATCAGTCGGTACTTGAGAACGACGGCCTCGAAGTCTCGGCTGGGAACGCACTCACCGGCGGTGGGTCTATCTCACTCGGTGGATCGGCAACTCTTGGAGTCGCTGCGAATGCAATCGCAGCAGCGGAACTGGATCTATCTATCACGCCGACGTGGACTGGCGAGCACACGTTTACCGGTGGCGTGACTGGCCTCCCAGCCCCGGCTGTGAGTTCGGATGCTGCCCGCAAACAGGAAGTCGACGACCACGAGGCGTCTACATCTGGTGTCCATGGTGTTGGATCGAGCAACGTCGAGTCTGTTGACGGAGCTCAGTCGAAAGCCGATACCGCACAAGCAAACGCCGAGTCGTTCGCCGCCTCGGAGGTTGACGACCACAAGCAGAACGAGGTTCACGATCAACCACAGCCGAATCAGGCTCACGGG